ATTACCTGGACCTTGACAATTAACTTCTGTTTAATAAAGTCGATACTTCGTTCTTCTCCTTTATAGATCAAATACGACAAGAATAGACCCTCAACTATAACCTCTATGTTTTTAAATATGAAAAGATTTTTAAGGACAGGTGTGTCTATTGACATAGAGTTGTTGGTCACGGTCTATATATTGTATAAACTATTTATGTATCTGTACTAACTATCGCAGCACTTATATTAACACTTATATTATCTACGATAAAGATTTGTTAATAAGGAGTAGCGAAGCTACGACCAAAGCATTGCTCTAGGACCTTTAACACTTCTTTTATAAAAGCTATCAGTAAAGGATGTTAATTCTTTATCAAGTAGTTCCTGTTTCCTATCAGATATGTTATTGTCTACTACCTGATTCATTTGTTCTACCCAATAAGCTACAGCTATACTTAAAGCATCTAATCTATCATCGTGTATAAGACTGCCTTTATCTTTTGTTATTCTACTGAGTTGATACATTAACATATACTTAGCTTGATGTTCTATAGGATAGCTTTGAGCACTTTTATAGTCGTGTTGAACTACAGAAGGATCAACGATAAGTTTATGTTGATTAAGAACAGGTTCTAGTACATCAATGATCCTGAGTTCTTTTTGTTTACTGTGTCTTACTTCTTCAACAGAACAAGGGTATAAAGTAAACAGTAGTGGTTTAAGTAGTTCCTGGAACATACCATCACCAAAGTTAGACTCTACAATGATCTTATTTACTTTGTTATCCTTTGCTATGTTAACTAGTAGTTTAAGAGTTTGTTCATCGTACCCACCTTTTAGACCACCAGCTTGAGGAACAAAGAGTTGACCGTTAAGCATCTTAACAACAGCGTACCCTGTTTCATCCTTTCCTCTACCACTAGGGTCAATGGACATAACAGAACCTGTATATGGAATCATATCACCTATAGTCTTAGATGGTTTATGATACCTGTCCCCACCTAGTCCTACATTAGGAAGGTCTTTATTTTCGTTATCTCTATCTGAGGACCAAATGATTTTTTCAGGAGCTAGGTCTGTATCAATATCTGTTATAACAAGGTCATTTATCTTTAGTGGGTATCTATCAGCATCAGACAGCCTAGGATTGAGCATGAACTGTAAAGCATACCCTGTTCTACCGTATGACATCTTACGCTCTTCTAGGTCAAGGTCAGAGAATCTAGTAGGTTCTGTAGTAGTACCAACTGACTCATTTGTTATCCTATTTGTTATAAAGGGTGCTATGTCGTTGTCATAGTTCTTTACCACTAAATCCTTACCTGGGTATTCAGAGGTCCATATACGAGCGTTGTAGCCCCTTTCTCGGAGCTTATTATAGATACTGTCTTCACACTGTGGAGTACCTAGGAATAATATTCTGGATGTATCGAGTGGTTTAATGATAGCTTCAAACTCTTTTACTTGTTCATCTAGCTTATCTCTCATACCTTGAGTGGCAGAGTTGTTAGGTACTTCTATGTCGTCAGCAATGATTATATCTGCACGAGAACCTGTTAGCTGAGAGGATATACCTAGTGACTTAACAGAGGGAGCGTGAGCAGCAGGAGCAGGTCCTACATCAAAAGCTATCTTAGAGAACCGTTGATCGTTCTTAGGTATTAAGTCTTGAAGAACAGGAATGTCGTGGATGATCTTTAATGTGAAGGTGGAGAAGTCATCAGCACGGTTTTTAGAAGCAGAGACAACAAGTATGTTCTTTGTTGGGTCTAGGAGTAGTTGATGTACAGCATAGGCAGAACATATCCAAGACTTACCTACTCCACGGAACGCCATGATAACAGATCGTTTAGGACCGTCTTGCATGAAGTCTGCAATGTCGTACTGTAACGGTGTAGGATCAGGTAGATTCAAGTGCTTCCAAACTAGATATAAGAAGTTACGGAAGTCCTTGAGTTGATGAATCTTTGATTTACTCACAACTCTATGTGTCTCTCTTAGGTGTTGTTATTACAGTAATTACTTAACTTTAGCTTTTAGCTCTTGGTCTTCTTCAAAAGGTAGTACAACATTTAACAAGTCATTAATAGGAGTGTCTTTACCTGCTGTAAGAACTATCTCGTTATCCTTTAGAAGTTGTCTAGCACCGTTCAGGAGGGATGGATTGTATTCACCAGTCTCGTGCATTTGATCGATTGCAGCACGGTATGTATCTGCTATGTATCCTTGTAAGTTACCTAGTTCTTCAAATGTCTTCATCATATTAATAATATTGTTAACACTTCCACCTTCTAAGAGCTAAAGCTTTTCTAGTGGGTCTACCTTTACTATCTTTCATTGGTCCTTTGTTACCACTCATACGAGCACAGAAGCTACGCTTTCTAGGACCACCACCAGGTTGAGGGGCTTTTAAGTTAGAACCTGTAGCTCTGTTATACTTAGCTCTTCCCTTTGCAGTGAGACCACCTTTACGACTCTTCTCACCTCTACCTAGAGATAGTGATACACTCCTAGCCATCTTACTTCTTTTTAAACCCACGCTTCATATTAGCGTATGACTGAGGTGATATAGTAGACTTCTTCTTGCTACGACTAATGCCTAGCTTTCTTCTTCTGTTTATGTTTGCGTATAATCCTTTTTTCATTTTCTCATTAACATCTCCATCATTCTATCTAGTTTACCGTTAATCTCTTTAACCGTAGTTTCAAGACCACTCATTCTATTCTCCACAGCAGTGTCTCGTTCTCTTTGGGTAGCAAGTTCTACTTCAATCTTTGTTAATCGTTCTTCATCTTTATCCAATCGATCAGCAAACTTTTTTACTATCCAACCAAAGACACCAATTATAATCGCTAGTGCAGTGTCAAGAAAGTGTGATATTGTTTCAGTCATTGTGTGTTAAGTTGATATAGTTGCTCCTGGGGTTGCCAATACTTTCCAAGAACCACCTGATCCAGCCACTCCTGTGTACATCGCTAGACAAATAGAACCAGAGTTTCCATTAGATACAACTGCAACTTGACCCTCTAGAGCACCATCTGCTGCTGTTAAAGCATTCATTTCTGCTACTGTACCACCTGCTAAAGTTATGTTTCTACCAAACACTGCAAAAGCTTGGGTACTAGGTGCATCTTGAAAACCAAACCTTAATGCTTTTGCGTTAAGGGACATAGCAATTTCCGTAGGAGTACCTGCCTCATCTGTATCTTCAAAGAATAATTGAGTAGCAGTTCCTTTAAGTTTTACCTTTGTTGCAGTTAGATCGTACCCTGTTTCATTTAAAGTGCCTATACCTACACCACCGTTAGAATAGTTTAACTCAGTATCTGTAGCACTTATCTTAGCAGCTGTAACAACACCGTCTGAAAGCGTAAGAGTAGTTGCACCTGTAACATCCCCTGTATGCGTAGCATTTGTAACCTTTGCTGTGTTAGCTGCAACAGCAGCATTTGAAGCTACATCTGAATCTGTAATGTAATTAGCACCGTTAGTAAGTTGATTATTGTTTGTAGGTACTGAAGCTGCTGTAGCGTAAGTTGAACCAGCGTCCAAATCGCTAATCATATTAGAGTTTGTTTTTGTAATAGCCATAGTTTTAAAGTTGTTCAGTCATTGTGTGTTAAAGTGCTGAGATGATAAAAGCAAGTAACTCAGAATATCGCACAGACATTTCTGTTACCTCTGAATATCCTTCTTGCTCCTCATTGGATACTGACCTTTTACCATCTACTGTTTTCTCCCACCAAGTATTCTCAGCTATTATACCATACCGCATTGGATCGAGTCCCTCTGCTTGAAACGCTCCTTGTAACTCTTGAGCTATGATTCCGAAGTGATACCTTGCATTTGACCCTTTTTCTTCAACTGCTTTTTTAAGTCTGTATTTTTTAAGAAGACCTTTTGCAGTTACAGCTACTCTTTTTTCTGCTTCGCTAAGTTCCTCAATGTCCTGTTTTAAATTTAAATCAGAACCATTAAAAGCACCTGTGGACGAATATACATCTCGCCATTTTAAACTAGCTGTACCTAAATCATCTTGTGCAGTTGTGTTTGGGAAAAGACTACCACTAAACGAAATATCACCATTAGCGGCAAAAGCGGTTGGGTAACTAGTTGCTGTTCCTTTAAAAATTCTGCATATTTTAGCGTTAATACCGTGGTTGTGGATATTACCAGTATCTTTAAAAGTATCTAATAGAAAGGACTGACTCTCATCAATAACAGGTGAGTTAACGCCAGGTTCATTGAGGTAGAGTTGTCCACCTTCTGTTGATGAACTTGAATGATACAGTACGATGTCAGTTGATTTAATTACAACTCCATCAGCAATCTTTGCAGTAGTTATTGCATCGTCTGCAATTTTAGCAGTAGTTACTCCATCCGATGCGCCTGTTGAGTCTGCAATCTTTGCTGTAGTTACTCCATCATCTGCAATCTTTGCAGTAATTACTGCATCTGCGGCAATTGAGTCTGCATTCACTGCACCTGTTGCAATCTTTGCGTTTGTTATTCCATCGTCCTTTACTTGGAGGTATCCACCCGAATGTACTTCTAATGAAGTGTTATCAGTTGTTTCATTTGAACCACTGACAAAGGTTGCTGAATCCACCAACGAGTTTAAGTTTGCCGCAGTTACTGAGTCACCGCTTGAGTAAGTATTTCCTTTTGATAAAATTGCCATAATTTATGTAGTTGAAGTTTGTGACCTGTCTGCCAATCGAGCATCAATTTTAACTGCTCTTACAAATGGCCTACCCTGTGATGGTGTAATGGTTGCAGAGCATCCAAACCCACGAAGTCGGACGGATGTTCTAAGTGATGCATCCTCACTTTGTGCAAGCACAGAACCAAATGTACCAGATATGGATGCGCCTGTTCTCGTGGCATCGGGATCGGATGATGTAAAAGATATAGATGCGTCAGAAGTTGAGTCTGTATCTGATTTTAAATGTAACTCGCCACGGGCAAACATCTTCCTGTCTATAGTCTCCATATCATATTCACGAGTGGTAAGTATAGAATTTACTGCAATAGTCTCAGGTATTGATACACCCGCTTGTACACTTATTTGATCACCTGAGTCAGATCCTTCAATCCTGTGTACACCACCTTGAGAAGTGGTTATATATAGTGCATTCTCGCTACCCTCACGGGCAACAAGCATATCACGAACATTAAACCCTGTTGAATTTACAGAGTCAATTGACTCCCAACCACCATTAATTAAATTGTAAACAAGTATAAAATTATTTTCAGTCGAACCATCTAGTGGGACTGCAAGATAGTAGCGATTATTAAAATATGCACCAACTGATTGATCTACATAGTCTTGATTAATCCGATCAACATAAGGTTGAATTGCTTCAGATAGAGGAACTTCTAAACCTCTAAGATTATATGCATCTAAATATTCTAGTCCAAATACACCTTGGTCAGATAAAAAGAATATCTTGTTAGCAATCTGTACAACTGAACCCCTTGCTGAACATCCAATGTCAGGAGTTACTACATTGACACGCACATCTGCTAAACTACCTGACACTCCATCAATTTGATGAATTGATCGTCTAGCAAATACGACTAGTTTGTCTTCTGTAAAAGGTTCAAGTCCAACAATAAAATCAGAAGAACCACCTGTTATTTTTAATGCACCACCAATCGCATCAAATGTATCTGAGTCTAAAATATCAGATGCAATCAATTCATCGTTATTCGATCTTTTTTGTGGCGAGCCAGCAGAGTCATAAAAGTATGGCATCCATAATCTACGCTGATTTAATACTGCAAATGGAGTAGCTGGTTGATGCACGAAGTAACTTATTGCCTGTGGCTTTGATAGTACCAAGTTTACGCTTTGACCAAGCGATACATTTTCAACATCCAAGTTAAACTTAAATGTGTTTGCATCTGTTACCTCTGCAACTTTAACAGACTGTTGAGCAAATAAATTAAGGGGACTATCTGCTTTAATTATCTCTAAGTCCTCCCCTTGGTTTAATCCATGAGAAGTCTCTGTTACAGTGACCTGTCCATTAGATGCTTCGATAGCAGTATCTATTATATAACTTGGCACTGTGTAATTACCTGACTGAACTAAAGTAAAATCACTAAAGTATTGAGCAGTTGCACCACTAACATTAAATGTTTCACTCCCTGAGTCTGTAGATGTAACTGTAAATTGATTAGCGCTTGGTGCAGTGATTACTTTATATACACCATTTGGATTTGTAGTATAATTTCCTAATCCAACAAGCGTTACAAATTCACCCACGGATCTTCCATGTCCTGTGCAGTTAACAGTTATTGTTGTGCCACTCCTACTTGCTGAACTTATCGACTTTGATGTGAGTATAGGAGTTGACTCAAAACTTGTTTTATCACCACGGAATATAAAGACTTTATTAAATGCCTGTAACAAACTGCATCTACCTGATATTGTGTTACTACCTGGATATTTAACTTTATATTTTACACGATCACGAAGTCTTAAAATGTCGCAGATATTATTGGTAGCAGTAAAAATGTAATCATCTGTGTTATCAGAGTTTGGATCAGAAAATACACCAGATCCATATACTTCATTTGCACCATCATCATTAAGTGTGAAGTTCAACTCAGTCACCGCAGATGATGCGGGAAATGCAAGTGATGTAGCCGATGTGCTGAATGATTCATTACCAGCAGTTTGTGCAAAAGTTAGTTGTTTATTAACAAATGAAACAGAAGCTAATGTTTTTGCTCCATTAGGATCAGTCGAGAATCCTGTTAATCCTTCTATAAAAATTGTATTGCCTGGTACGAATGCAGAGTTTGGAGTTTCAGATAAAGTAATCGTCACCACATTGGAATCTCTCTGTGCGGCAGATATAGCAAAGGGTAGACGAATAGCATCTGCACTAATCGTAATTGCTCCTGACAGAGTAAGAAGACCTTTCCTTGGTTGCCATGTTCCATCCTTCCCCATTCTCCCATTTTGAGATAGTTGTACCTCACCGGGTTGCAGTTGAGATGGGCGTAGTCTTGCATTCATTCGTAAGAATGCAGTATCCCCTTCAGATCGATACTGATCGTCTAATCTTCCATATGAACGATACCTACTCATTACTTCTTCTTTATCTCTTGGTATAGCTTTATAGACATGTAGACTAAGGTTACCGCACCAACTGCAATGCCAAGGAATGTATCAATTGTTGACAATCCAAAGGTTGCTGCTGTGCCTGACATTCCTAAAACTGAAACTCGATCAACCATCATCTACGGCCTCCGGGTGTGAAGTAAAATCCTATGATTAAGGGTAGCACTACTGTTGCCTCGAAGAGTGCGATATGTCCTGTTGTAACAACCAAAGGGGCTTGCTCAGCTGGAAAACTGAGGAGTCCGAATAGAAATTCTTTCCTCCCCTCTCCTGTAATGTTTGTTGTACTGACGAGCGGAACTGAGGGGTAGATGGTGGTGATACAGGTAATGAACGAGAGTGTGAACATCCCAATAAGAGCCAACATGCGCCTAGTAGCACGAGTAAAAGCTCCACTAGCACCACTATTGAGTGATGCCTGGAACTGCATAGCAAATTCATTATTCCTACATTCCCTTGCCATCTCCATTTCATGCTTCTGCGAGCGAGCATCTGTAATCGCACCAAACACGCCTTTAAGAATACTTCCCATTGCCGCAGAACCACCTCCCGTAAGAAATAATGTAAGTAACTCAAACATTTCATTTAGCCTCCATCTTCTCGAAGATCTTTTTAATATCTTCCCTTCGATCCTCGCAGACTTTTGTCAGGTGATCGATGTCCTTAATCTGCCCGGCATGAGATATTTCTATTTGACGAACTCGATCCTTCATATCATCGATCTCCCACTTGTTACGCTTGATAAAAAATGCAAGGATGGATAGTGCAACCCCAAGGCCAGCAAACATATAGTGTGTAATTTCCATGTCACCTTGCTCCCCCGTACCTTAACTGCTCAAGTAATTCGTCTTGTTTTAATGCTTGTTTCTCTAGAAATAAAAGTCTCATGTTCTGCTCGGCATCGTCAGGTAATGCACCTAACTCTCCTCTTGGCCATTTGACTCTGAACTCGCTGTTCATATCGACCTCGTGGTGCAACCTTACATTCTCGTTACGAAGGTCATCTATATCTGATTTAATCGTAACAAAACTATATGTGGCAAGGGCCACGGCAGAAATTGTTTTCAACATGAAAGCAACATTGGCCTTCACAACTGAACTCTCGCCTATCGCATCTTTTTCGTCAGTAGACATTATACAGGGTCAGGTGAAATCCACTCGTCAGTAGCTAAAATAGCTAATATTTCAGAGTGGGTGTACTCGGTCTTACCTTCCAAAAAGCTAGGCGTATCGCCTTCGTACTTGAGTAGGAACTTACTGCCGTCTACTGAG